TTAAAGTCTGAATTAGGTAATCAAATTAAGATAGGTAAAAAGCCTTTGAAGTACCGTACAGGCGCTGGAAAAATCAGCGCACGTACAGCTAAGGGTAAGGTCTTAAAGAAACCACCTAAATATGAAACCGTACAAGGTACGCTCCTAGACATTTCTAACTTGACTATTGACCCTAAAAACACTAAGCTACGCTTCAGCGAGGGTGGGTTAGTACAGAGGCGAACTAAATGAACGGCGCACTAAAGAAGTTAGTCAACGATAAGCAACTATGGGATGCTTACGTAGAGTACCTAGACGATAAGATAAGCTCTGCACACAAACGACTAGAGCAAGAGAATCAACCTGATAACATGTACAGGGTTCAAGGCGAGATCGCCTCACTACGTAGATTGAAATATATGAGGGACGAAATCAATGGAAGCCAATGAAGCTAAACAAATGGAGATGCTACTTCAAGAGGGTGGTATCGCAGATGACGGTACTACTGTAGACCCTGTAAGTGGGAATGAAGTACCTCCAGGTTCAATGGCAGAAGAGGTACGTGATGATGTCCCTGCTCAGTTGAGTGAAGGCGAGTACGTTGTACCTGCTGATGTTACACGCTACTACGGTGTTAAGTTCTTTGAGGATCTACGTACTGAAGCCAAGCGTGGCATGGGTCAGATGGAAGCTGATGGACGTATTGGTGGTGAACCAGTAAGTCAAAATATGGACAACCAGACCGAGGGTGCTCTAACTCCAGAAGAACTTGCAATGCTTCAGGAGATGGGCATGGCTGTAGGCGGTATGGTTACACCTCCACCTCAGGCTGTAGGTAACACTGGAGAGTACAACAAAGGCGGTCAAGTATTGTATGCGCAGGACGGTGTAGATGTAAGTGCTGCCAGCGCTTCTACGTCAGGCGTCAATCCTTACCAAGCTCAGTTCACACAAGGTATGGGTACAGCCTTTGCTCCAGGTTACCTAAGCCAACAGATCATTGAGGCTTCACAAGCCCCACAGTCAAGTATAGTTATGCTTTACTCTCCTGACGGTATTGCTGTGTCTGTGACGCTTCCTGCAGAGCAAGCTAAGTATGACCAGCTTGTAGCTGAGGGCTACACCACTGAGCCTGTAGCTACAACTACAGAGACTGCAGTACGTACAGGTAATGATGACGATCCACCACCCCCTGAAACTACGAAGGCGATGACGCCCGACTATACACGTATGACTACAGAAGAGTTAGCTAAAGCGTACTCACAGAACCAAACTGCAATGGCTATTATGGCAGGTATGGCTGCTATTAATCCTATCTTTGGTGCGTTTGGTGTTTGGGCTACTAACAATACTAAGAAGAAGATCATTGAGGCAGGGTATAAGCCACCTGAAGGTGGTAGCATTTTCGACTTGTCTCTCAATGATCTAGTAGGTAAAGTAAAAGATGTATTCGGTCTATCTGATGAAGAGACTAAAGCTGTTGTAGCTCAAGTGAGTAGCGGTAATAAACCCCCAGTAGTAGAACAACAGGGCGGTGGTGATGATCCTTACGTTCCTGTAGTAGAAGACAGTGGCACATACACTACAGATGAAGACAGCGGTATAACAACTGTTGTACCTTCACAGGAAATACAAGACTCTGTTAACATACCAGAAGCAAGTGACGAACTAGACCCCTTCGGAGGTACTGGACCTGAGGTACAATCTGATAATTCTAGCTCTTACGGAGTTGGCACGTATAATACAGAGACAGGTTCTGGGGGTTTTAACGCAGGTGGCTTTGTATCTAAACGCTCCAAGAAGAACAAAAAGAAGTAACTACTAGACTACCAACATAACTATAAGGCTACCCAGCTACGGCTGGCCCCAACATAAGAGAGACCAAACTATGTCAACAGAATCAGCGGTTATCGAAACTAATTCCGTATCACACAAGCGTAACTTATCCCGTGTAGAACGGGATGAGGCAGAACTAAAAGAACTGCTTAAGCAAGCAGGGGTTACTCAAGATGAAACAGCAGAAGAACAACAAGAAGAAACCCCACAAGCGGAACCCGATAGCTCACAGCCTAGCGAACCCCAAGTTCAGGCAGAGAGTAGTACCAAACAAGAAGAAAAGCCAGAAGCCAAAGCACAAGAATCTACTACTGAGCTAAGCTCTGAAGAGAAGACGTTTAAGCAACGCTACTCAGACATCCGCCGCCACATGCAAGACAAAGAGCAAGAGTGGAAGATTAAGTTTGAGAAGCTAGAGCAACAACTCAATGCTGCAGCTAAGAACGAGTTGGTACTACCTAAGTCAGACCAAGAGATTGAAGCATGGGCTAAGAAGTACCCTGACGTAGCTGGTATCGTTGAAGCTATCGCAGATAAGAAGTCACGTGAGCGTTCAACAGAACTAGATAGTAGACTAAAAGAGATTGAAGGTATGCGTATCCAAGCTCAGCGAGAACGTGCTGAAGCTGAACTACTAAGCCTACACCCAGACTTTGAAAGTATCCGCAGTGATGACGCCTTCCACGACTGGGCAGAAGAACAACCTAAGTGGGTACAGGATGCTCTCTACGAGAACTCAGAGGACGCCAAGTCAGTAGCACGTGTTATTGATTTATATAAGAGTGACAATGGTATAAAGCCTACCAAAGGCTCTAGCTCTGATAAGTCTGCTGCCTCTTCAGTAAGGACTAAACGAAACACTACGCCTAGCGAAGATAGCTCTGCAAGCTACTTGAGTGAATCCAAGGTAGCCAAGATGTCTATCAAGGAGTACGAAAAGCGCTCAGAAGAGATCTTTGAAGCTCAACGTCAAGGCAAGTTTATTTACGATATGTCAAAGAAATAGATTGACATTACTTTAATTGTAGGTAAAACTATAGGCATGTACATTGTCAGGCACTAACTGCTTGTACATGCTTTTAACTAAGCACTAGCCACACGAAGAACTACCTCTAAGTATAGGCCCAGCGCTTGAAGGACGGCCATCCTGATAGCACTGCTGACTACCCTAAGACAACGAGCCTCTTTTAATGTGGATATGTAGTGTCTAACTTTCACGCCATATCTATAAAGGAGAATTATTATGGCTATTGGAACCGCTGGTGGTGGTTTTGACGGGAACTTCTCCCCGATTATCTACTCCAAACAAGCACAGATTGCACTTCGCCGTGCAGCTGTAACTAACGCAATCACTAACAACTCTTACTTTGGTGAGATTGCAAACCAAGGCGACACAGTTCGCATTCAAAAAGAGCCAGACGTAACAGTCAACGCTCTGCAGCGTCACACAGGTATCTCAGTAGAGAAGCTTGATGACTCTGACTTCTCGCTCACCATTGACAAAGCTAACTACTTTGCTTTCAAAATGGATGACATTGAAGAGCAGTTTGCAAACGTAGACTTCACATCTTTGGCTGCTGATCGTGCTGCCTATAAGATGGCTGACGCTATGGATACAGACGTACTGTCTTACCTCTCAGGTCACACTACTGCAGGCGCTTACATCACTACTACTTCTGGTGATGCACAGCACCCAACAGCAGGTAACTTGACTGGTGAATTGCTCACAGCAAACCACTTGGACGCAACTGACTTCGGTAACTTGACCATCTCTGGTACAGCTACTGCAGGCGACTCCGTACCATTGGCTCCACGCTTGCCAGGTGCAACTGCCCTGTCAGCTACTACTGTTTCTCCATTGACTGTACTTGCACGTATGGCTCGTAAGATGGATACACAGAACGTAGACGCACGTGGACGTTGGGTTGTTCTTGACCCAGTGTTTGTAGAGATGCTCAAAGACGAAGATTCACGCATGTTGAATGGCGACTTTGGCGGCTCAGGCTTGCAAAACGGTCTGGTATTGAACAACATTCACGGCTTCCGTGTTTATGTGTCCAATGCTTTGCCTGCTAAAGGCACTGGTGCTGGTACTTCAGGTACAACTGCACAAGACGCTAACTACGGTGTTATCGTAGCTGGTCAGGACGATGCTGTTGCTTCTGCTGAGCAGATCAACAAAGTTGAGAACTACCGTGACCCAGACAGCTTTGCTGACATTGTACGTGGTATGCATCTCTATGGGCGCAAAATTCTCCGCCCCGAGGCACTTATCACAGCACGTTACAACGCTGCTTAATTACACTTAGTCTGTCGGGCTGGTCTCTTAGGAGGCTGGCCCTTCAGCTTACTTAAGGGTAGGATAACTCTATGGCTACTTACGTATCGCTAGTTAATGAATTACTAAGACGCATGAACGAAGTCACACTTGATACAGCAGGTGATGGCTTTGATACCGTGCGTAACGTTCAAGCTCTAGCTAAGGATGCAATCAATAGTAGCATTAGACTTATTCTACAGACGGGTCAAGAGTGGCCCTTCCTCAAGACTACCTACACACAAACTCTTGCTGCTGGTACACGTCAGTACAGCTTCCCTGCAGATTACTCAAGTGTAGACTGGGATACTTTCTACATTAAAAAGCTTGAGTCAGAGCAGAACGGTCCTCGCCGCTTGAAGGCTATCTCCTACGAAGACTACATTCAGAACTATAGATCGTCTGACGATAGCGGTGATACAGTAAACGGTGAGTCTGCTCCCTCTGTAGTATATCAGACTTATGGTGAGTCTTTTGGTGTTACGCCTGTGCCTAACGCTGCGTATGAGATTGAGTATGTATACTGGTCTTTCCCTTCGGACCTTACACTATACAATGACGTATCAGTTATACCAGATCGTTTTAAACACGTACTTATTGATGGTGCAATGATGTTTATGATGCGCTTCCGTAGCAACGAGCAGAGTGCTGCAATGCACCAGAATAACTTTGAGGATGGCATTAAGTCTATGCGCCGTGTCTTAATGGATGATGCTATTGAGATCCGCTCTACAGTAGTTACACGAGGTAGTACATCTTCTTTTAGTGGCGGTTACTAATGGCTGATAATCTAGCCTCATTTAAAGTCTTCTGCCAAGGCGGTCTTAACACTAACCGTGATGTGTTATCACAGGGTGAGACTTCCCCAGGCTCTGCCGTGGCTTTGATTAACTATGA